ACTGTTGCACCCGTGCTGTGTGCTGCTCGAGTTGATCCTCTTGCTGCTCTTGTTATACCTGTTAAATTATTTCCTGATACCCCTGTGTATGAAATTTCTTCTGTGCCTACTTGAATATAATTAGTTCCAGACGTTGGAAAACCAGTTGTGTCTGTTAATGTAATACTTGTTCCTGTTCCACCTGTACCGTTTGCATCATCTAATAAAGCTCCGTTTAATGTAGTTGTAATTGATCCTAAAATGTTACCACTCCACAATGATATACCCCAACCAAAAGCTCCTATCTGTTCAGCAGGTCCTACATGATAGTATTGATAATAAGTAATTCCTCCAGATGTGGTTGCACCTGATCCTGTTTCATTAGAAGGCATTGTAATAGTAATTGTAGAAGTAGTTGGCACACTTGTTACCATAAATTTTTTATCAGCAAAATCTGTAGCTGTAAAATTAGAATTAGTAATAGTGCTAAAAGTTGCTGCATCACCAAATAATATAATATCTCCTGGCACAAAATTATGTGAGCCAGCAAAAGTTATAGTTACGGTTGGTGATCCATTAGTTGTGCTGAATGCATTAGTGATTGCTGTGCCTGATGGATTAGTTAGAGGGTGTATGTCATAGTATACTCCACCAGAATATACATACAAAATTCTATTAGTGCCTATGGCTGCAAATTTTGTAGATGCTTTGTTAACAAAATGATGTAAACCCCTAGCTGCACCTGTAAGTTTTGCCTCTCCTAATTGTTGCCAACCACCTATTTTTTCAGGTGTACCATATCTAAAACGAACATTTTCTCCATCTGTCCATTGAGACTCAGCACCTGTAGATGTAACCTGTTTGTTGAATCCTGGTAAGAATCCTAATTTTTGTAGCATATGGCTCCATTATAATACTATTTTACAAATGATGGTAGACCCAACATAGGTCTTCCGTCAAATCTATTTTTTTCAGCAAATGGGCCATTTACATGATTATAATGTAGAAATACTTGACCGCAAATGTTCCCGTCAAAAGGCTCTCGCCAATGTTCGAGTTCGCAACCACTATATACTAACATATCCCCTACTTCAAGCAAGACTTTCGTGCCTGCAGGAGCGTTGGGTTTAACTAAATTTTGTCTTTCATTGATAACAGAATTAGCACCTGTTCCGTCAATGAATATAGGCCATGGCTCACCACCCAAGTTTATTGTTGTCGATATCTCACAGCTTGGTCTATCTTTATGTCTTTTTAATTCATCTCCTTTTTTATAAGCTCTTGCATAAGAATATGTTGGAATTAAATCTAAACCTGTTTGTTCTTTCATAACAGGTAGCATTTTAACTAATAAAGTTTCCATCACTGGATCTGCATAATGAGAATAAGTATTAGGGATCTGTGTATCTCCCCAAGTACCAAACATACCATTATCGTGTATGATATTGTTGTCATACATAAACTTAGCTGCATCTCTTTTAAGTAAAAAATAATTAAAACAAAAATTAGCTAAATCATAACTGACTGCATTTTTGATTACTTGATATTTATTGAACATTAAATATCTCCTTATCTGTTTCATTGCAAAGTAATTCTAAATTAAGTGTTATCCTTTTTTCTGTTTTTGATGGATGTGGGTAGTGCATTAAAAATGCAGGAAAAATTAACATTTCATTATCTTTTGGTTTTAAATGAAGTTCTTCGTTATTTAGTTTAAAATCTATTCCTTTATTTTGAGTAATTAAATACATCACACAATTTATAGTAGCTTTTTCTGTATGATTGTGCCATCCAGTATCATTAAATTCATTATCACTTATATAACACCAAATTTCAAAATCTACGCTTTTTAAAGTAAACTTGTTTAAATTTTTCTTAGCTTCATTAATAAATATATTATATAGATGGTCTTGATATTTACTTTTAACAAGAAAACTTCCTTTACCTTTTATTTGATATCTTTGTTCTACACATTCTTTAATTAATTCATTTTTAAAATGAATTATTTTTTGGTCAATAAAAGAAGAATGTATTAAGTCTTTAAGCACTAAAACCTTCCTGTATAAAATTAAATGAAACTGATATTCTTATATCATTACTATTGTTAGGTTCAACAGAATGCCATAACCAAGCAGGAAACATAATAATTCTTCCTGGTATAGGTGCTAGGTGACATTCTTTCCATAAATGTTGTGGTTGTGTGCCTGATTTTCTAATAGGCATATTCATCTGTATACCTGGTCTTGGATCATTACAAACTAATTTACCAGAGTTCTCTTCAGCTTTTACATAATAGACACCAGACCATAAACAATTAGGATGAATGTGAGGTCTATTGTATCCACCAGGAGGGTTTAGATTAGCCCATAAATTACCTAACACAGGTTTTCTATCTAACCATTCTTCTTGATAAATTTCATGTTGCATATTGTATAATTCTTTAATCAATGGCTCAAATTCTTTTTGAGAATCATTTAAATTTTTAGAGTGCCAACCATACATATTTGTTTTTTTAACACCTGGATCTTTTTTAGACATATCTACAATTACATTAGTTAATAAATTATTATCTATCTGTATATCTTTTGCATAGATAGTAGTTGGAAAAAATTGTTCTTTAATCATTTAAATGGTTTACCTCCAAACCAAACAACAAGAGATTGTCTCATACCTTTAGTCACTGGATTTACTCTGTGATTTAAAAATGATGCAAAACAAATTGCGTGTCCTTGTTTCATAGGTTTATATTTTCCAGGAGCCATCAATTCTAAATGACCTCCTTCAAATTCATTAGGGTCATTTAATAATAAGGTCATTGATATCTTTCTAACTGGTGGCTCGTGTAAACCTACAACATCAGTATCCATATGCCAGTCATAAAAACCACCTTCTGGATATTCTGTAAATTGAGCTTGTTCTGTAATTCTAATATCATCAAAACCAAAATGATTTAAATTTGCTTTTTGTATAAAGGTATCTAATGTTTGATACAGTTGAGGTAACGCTTGAAAAGGGATCCAAGAAATTGTAGTCACTCTTTTATTAGTATCAACACCTCCTTCAGGTTTATTCATACCAACCATAGCTTTTTGTGGAGGCTGAGACCTTCCACAATCAATAACCATTTTACATTGTTCTGGTGTAAGGAGTGGAGTATTAGTTTCAATTATCCAACTTTTCCATTTAGGTTCTGTTATTATTTTATTTTCGTACATTAATTTACTCCTCTATTTTGAATTGGACTATAATCTACATCACAATTTTGCAGCTAGCGTTCTTCTTAAACCTTGTCCATTAAATGGATAAACACAATGCCTCATATCATATGAAAAAATATAAAAATCTCTTGGCACTACTTCTGGTTGATAATCAATTTTTGAAAACTGACCAGATGCAGAACCTAATATTTGTAATTTTCCATTTTGAGGACTCTCACTTGATGAATACTCTACACCATAACTTTCTGGTAATTTTAAAATCATAACACTAGATAAACCTGTAGACAAATTTCCTTGATGTACATGCACTGGATTATATTCATGTTCTTTCATTTCATTTACCCAAATAGAATTTAAATGTATTTTATATTGTTTTATTTTATTAAAATCTAAATAATGTCTATAACATTCTTCAAACCATTTTAGAATATTTATTGGTAATAAATTATGTGTTTGCATTTTAACTTGGTCATCACCATTATAAAATAAACTATGTTCATTTTGAATCTTACCCACAAGTTGTTGATTAGCAGGTTTAAGTTCTTTAAATTTAGATTCATAGATTTGATTTATTGTTACATAAATATCAAACGGGACTTGATACTTTAATATCGACTGACCTAAAAATACAGCATTAAATTTCATCTAGATTTATTTCTTTATAGTTTTTAGCTGCTTCTCTTATAGTAGAAACTTCATCATTTTTCAACACTTGAATTGGAAATTCTGTAAAACCTAATTCTAATCCTGATAAATATCTATTGTTACCGTATAAAACTTTATACCTATCGCCATCTTCAACCACTAATAATGGATTTATAATATACCCAGTTTTCTTAATATGATCTCTTACTTTTTTATAAAGTGAAGATTGTTTTTGATTACTCGGGTTTAGCTCCAAGTTTCGATTCCTGAGATAAAGCTTCTCTTTTGGTACCTTCAAGTTGTGCCTTCTCTTTCTTTACACGTTCAATAGTTTGTAACTGACCCAATACATTAAACACTTCTGGCTGACTTGATCCAGCAGTTAAAGTATCTTTTCTATTCAACATTATTTTATGATATGATTCTAATTGATGAGTATTAACATTTTGTTTATCAAAAGTACCGTCATCATTTTCTTTTTTAAGTTGAGACCATAATCGAATCTCTCTCATTCTATCTTTTGCTGTTAATTGCATATTAGCTTTAGAATATGTTTTTTCATCAATATCTATTTGAATTAATTCTTTTTTTAATTCATCAGTTTCATCTTTTAATTTTTGTTGAAGTCTTTTTAATTTAACTTCAGTTCTTCTATAGTCAAAAGATAAACTCATTAAATTTTCTAAATAAACATTTTGTTCTCTAACACACTGCCAATATTTAGCAGCTTTAGTTGGATATTTCATATCATTTAAAACTGAAAATCTCATTTCTGTTTCAGTTCTAAACACTTGTTTTTTAGTCCAAGTATCTCTTAACTCATCGACCATACCTTTAAAATCGGTAACGTCATTTGGGTCTAGTATATTGTGTAAATTATCTGATTCTTTATCAACAAGGTCTTTTATATTTCTTTTTTCTGTCATTGTTTATTCCTTTATTATTTTCTAAGGTATAACCTTTATAAAGATAAAGTCAATGTTAAGAAGAAGATATAGTTTGTGTTGCTGGGCCGGCACCTGTAAAGTTTTCTGTTGCATCACTAAAAGGTGCTGGAGTAGAATTTCCAGTTGCACAAAGTGAAGAAGTTGCCCCATTAACAGTTGCTTTTCCGTGTGCATTACTTCTAGCCACACTCATACTAGCACTAGTTGTCCAACACGTTCCATCATATGTTTCTGCTTGTGCTGTATATACTCCTGGATTAGGAACTTGTACTCCACCAAAAGTTATACCATTTGTAGCAAGCCCTCCTGCTCCACCATAATTGTGTTGATGATTAGAATTATTTCCTGCAGACCAAGTTGTGCCATCATAATCAGATGTTGCATCACCATCAAGAACGTTAGCATTAACAAAAGCGGCAGCGGTTGTTCCGCCACCTGATGTACCTTGAGCCCATCCAGGAATGGCTGCTCCAGCAGTCCAAGTTGAACCATCCCAATCAGATGTTGTTGTGTTGGAAGTAGGTATACCTTCTCCTGAAATTGCTAAAGCTGCTGTTTGCGCTGCTGTATTTCCGACTGTTGCGTGACCTGTTCTATTTACAGGTAAAGCAGGATTAGCAGTCCAAGTTGAACCATCCCAATCAAAATTAGCTGTTTGATTAGTTCCTCCTACAAATAATCCTGCAGTCTGTGGCCCATCAGAATCTGCACCTGAATTAGGTGCTGGGAGAGATGTAGCACTTGCCCAACTAGAACCATCATATGTATTAACAGTCGATATGGTAGGTGGATCATTTCCACCCATTATAATAGCTGCAGTAGGAGTTCCAAAACCAGTAGCATCTCTAACAGTTAGTGGGTAATTAGTACCTGTTGCCCAAGCTGCTGCTTGAAAACCTTGCCCTTTTAAAAGATTGGTAGTTGAGTTATACCAAATCTCTCCTTGAATTGGATTACTAGGATCAGAAGCTCTGATCGGTATATTGTTTCCATTTATATTTATATAATCTGCCATAATTTTTTAACTTGTTGTTATTGTTTTTGTTGCTACTCCTGCTGCTTGGTATTCGAAAGTGGTTTGATCATAAGGTCGTCCAGATGCATTTAAAGCAACACCTACACTGCTTCCACCAGAAAATGAAGATTGTTTGGCTCCAGGATAACTTGTTGAAGACGCCCAAGAAGTTCCATCCCAAGAATTTCCAGTAGCAACGTCACCAGGCGAAGTATTTCCACTCCAAACATATGCCTCTGAAGTTGTCCCTGCACTACTTGCAGCAGCTATTCTTAAAGGATAGGCGGATAACGCTGTGAATGTTGTTCCATTATAATTTACATGATCATTATTTCTTGATTCTGGTGCTGGAGGGTTATATCCTCCAAAAAGATTTACATCGCTACTGCCTGTGCCATAATGAGTACCAGTATACTGTGGAAATGGACAAGTCGCTGCATCAGTTGACCAAGCTGTTCCATTGTAAACTATTACATCATTTTTAGATCCACCTGTTGGACTAGTTTGATTCCAACCTCCAATATTTATTCCATCACTTTCTGATCCTCCTGCACCATTATACATATACATTCTAGCGTAAGGAAGTGATCCACCACCTGACCATGAAGAACCATTCCATTCAATTGTAGTAGTTACTGCACCACCCCCAGGCTGTCCTCCAGCACCTACTGCTGATGTTTGAGTTCCAAAACTTGTTGGAGTATTAGTAGGATAAGGTGAAGTAGATAAATTAGTCCATGAAGTACCATTATAAGATTCTGTATAACCAGGGTTTGCATCTACTCCTGGAGCAGCACCATTCCAAATTAAAAAAGCAGTTTGTGTTCCTTCTGTTGTCATTCCACCCGCTGACATTATATTATTTATAGAACCCCCAGCAGACCAAGCGGCTGTTTGAAAACCTTGAAACTTAGCTGTATTAGAAGTCGAGTTATACCAAACCTGTCCCTCCGTTAGATTAGCGGGATCCGATGAAAGGTATTGTACCTTCTGTCCAAATATGTCGTAATAAGTTGCCACTTATATTTACTCCGTTAATGTTATATCTTCTGGTCTTGTAACTGATTCAAAACCAACAGTTGGTGCTTTTTGATCTGCAGGTAATGCATCCCAATCAGCTTGTGCTTGAGTTACTTCTGCATCAACAATTGCTTGTGCTTCAGCTAAAGTTTTTCTTTCGCCTGCAACTCCTGCAATCCATCTGTTAGCATCTTGGTTATTAGCGTTTACTTTCCACACATTACCAGGGAAACTTGTAAACTCAAGTTTCACTGCATCGTTGTGTGTAATAAAACCTTTACCCCAGTTTGTTGCTACACTGTATTGATAATTTGCCATAGTTTTTCCTCCTTAATTTTATGTTGTTGTTAATGTTTGTGTTTCAGGCACTCCTGATGCAGTAAATTCAAATGTTGTGGTTCCACTAGGTGATCCACCAAACATTAATGCTCCAGTATAACTTGTTGCAACTCCACCATTTGAACCACTTCTTGGCGCAGGTAATGAAGTTTCATTTGACCAAGCAGACCCATTCCAAAAATCTGACGTATCAATTCTACCTAATGATGGTTCTCTACTTCCACCATATTTCATATATGCTGATGAGCTTGTAGCTCCAGACCCTGAATTAATACTATCACTTCCTGATGGAAGATTTGTTATTGCAGTCCAACTTGTACCATCATAATCAAAAGAATTAACTGTTGTATTATTTGGTGGTACAAAACCTGATGCCATTATAGCAGAAGTTAAAACTCCAGCTAAATTACCACCTCTTTGTCCTGGAGGAGAAGAATTCACTGTTGTCCAACTTGATCCATCATAATGTTCATTTGCAGTATTATTTGGCCCATCTCTTCCAACCCAACCAAGTGCATTAAGATTTACCCCATAGCAAGTACCAGCACTATAACCAGGTGTATTAGAACTTCCACCTCCAGAAAAAGATGACCCATTCCATTCTTCAAGAACAGTGTAAGTTGTAAAAGGAGAGTTTGAATATCCTCCAATTAATCCTGCAGAAGCTGATGCTCCACCAGCTGATCTTGATCCATAAGTGTTAGTAGAGTTAGGCCCATTTGTCCAAGAAGTTCCATCATATTCTTCTACTGTTGTAACTGCTCCTAAAGTACCTTGTAATGCTACAGCAGAAGTCTGTGAATCCCCTGCACCATTACCACCTTGAGCATCATTCATATTTCCACCAGTAGACCAAGATGATGAGGTTGTAACTGACTGTAACTTAAAATTACCATTAACATTGTCGTACCAAATCTGACCTTCAATCGTACCTGTACTCGATGCCAGCGACTGAACAGCCGCTCCTTGGATCTCTCTGTACTCAGCCATTATTTAACCTTTAACAGCCAACCTTGTGTTCCGTCTGTGTACACTAAAGTGTTAGCTGCCCTTTCAGTTGAAACTGTTAAGTCAGCTGCAGAGCCTTGAATATTTTCTGAATTTCTTCCTACCGTTAAATTATTTGTATCAAATGTTCCTGCGTAATCTATGAATGTTATAAAGTCTCCAAGAGATGGAGAAGCAGGAAGTGTCATTGTAAATGCACCAGATGTAGTATTTATAAAATAACCTTCACCTGCAACTGCAGTAAAACCAGTTGTCTTAACTGCTTGCCAAGATTCGCCGCCTACAACATCACCAAAAGATAATGTTCCAGATCCGTTGGTTTTTAAAACTTGATCTGCCGTGCCGTCTGCACCAGGTAATGTAAATGTAATGTTTGATGAAACTGTTGATGGAGCCTGTAATGCAACATACTCGCCACCAGCACTATCGGCTAATCTTAAATCACCTTGAGCACCAATAGTAACATTGGATCCATCCCAAACTAAATTTGCAGAACCACCGAAAGCAGTTCCACCATTATTAAATTGAATTTGTGTATCACTTCCACCTGGAGGAGATGCTAAAGATATTTCTTTTATATTAGGATTAGTACCATCGTCAGCAGCAGCAAATAATAATTTGTCACCTTTATCTGTTGATGCAAAAGTAGATGATGTACCAGAACCTGTTACATATTTAAATTGTACAGTAAAAGAACCTGTTGTTGAATTTCTTAAAAAATAAAAAGTCTCTACGTCTAATGGAATGGTTACAGTTTGATTTCCCGTAATTGCACCTGTAAACTCAATCATTCTGTATTGAGCTGTACCTGTTGTATTACCATCTACAACTGTTAGGTCAGTTGTTTGTACACCACCTGCAATAGATAATGTTGAAAACCCACCTGTTAGTTGTTCTAAAATATTTAAATTTACGTTTGTTTTTGTTCCCCAAGTACCAGCATTTTCGCCAGTAGCCATTAGCTCTATACCGAGAGGTGTGTATGTAGATGCCATTATTTAATCTCCTAATTGTTGTTATTTATATTGTTTATTTAGTTTTAAGTCAAACATAATTATGCAGGAGTTTTTCTTGTATATCCTGTGCTTGTTTTAGGTGTTAATGTTGTATATCCTGTGCTTGTTTTAGGTGTTAATCTTTGAAAATATTTTAATACAATACCAGAGTTATTTAAACTGGTTGTAGCTGTTAAACCAAGACCATCTAAATTAGCACCAGAAAATATAGTTTGAGTAACCGAGCCTACAGCAGAAGTACTGCTTTGACCCGTTAATCCCATAATATCCGCTGGAGCTAAAGAACCTACAGTTGTTGTAGCAGACTGACCTGATAAACCTATTGTTGGATCCGATGTAAAAGAAAAAGATCCTACATTAGTTGTAGCAGATAATGCTGATGGATCTACTAATGTAACTCCCGCAGTAGAAATAGTTCCTAACGCACTTGTAGCAGACTGACCTGATAAACCTACTGAGTGATCATCTTCTGTTAATAATCCATGTGAAGATATTAAACCTAATCCTGTAAGTGTAAAAGTAAGATCTGATTTAACTAATGATAAAGAATTTAATGTAGATGTAGCAGATAAACCTGTTAGTCCAACAACGTCTTTAGCAATTACTGTTCCAAGAGAAGTTGTTGCACTTAAACCAACTAAATTTTCAACTGCACTTTCAACTGATCCCCAACCGTTTTCACCCCAGTTAAGAGTACCCCAACCTGGTTTTACTTCTATTAATTCATCTGGAACTCCAAGAGCAGTTGTAGCCGTAAGACCTGTAAGTGTAATAATAGGTGTATCGCCCCACGATTGATAACCCCAAGTATTTCTTCCCCATCCGGTTTCAGTTATATTTGTGTCACCCCAATCTGCTTGACCCCAGTATGCACGACCCCAACCATCAGTGTTAGCTTGACCACCCATGCCCGAATGATTAGTGCAATAATAATATAAAGTTGAAGGTGAACCTGCTGCAACTTCTATCTGTGTGTAAGCTCCTGCATTACCCGGCACACCAGATGTAGTTACACCTGTTGTATATGGAGCTGAAGGTGAGTTGTTATCGTTAGTTGAAAATCTTAAAGGGTGACTACCATTTGAAGAATCTGATTGATCAAACTTATAAGTAAGGCCAGCACCAATCATTATAGTATCTTGTTGAATACCATCAACAAAATATTTATTGCCACCACCAGTTGATTGAACCGTTATGGTAAATGTTTTAGCTATTGCCATAAGGAGTTACTCCCTATGCTATCTGAATGATTGCGTTTCCTGCTGTTTGAGCTGGGAATTGAATTGTAAAAGTTCCGCTTGTTACAGTTTTATCTGCACCAAAATTAATAGCACAGACTGCTTTATTAGATGCAGAAGAATTATAAATTAAACACCCTCTAGCTGTAAAAGAAGCTGATGAACCCCAACTTGTATCAGAAAACTTACAACAAGCAGTGTCACCAGATAAAACTGGAGTTACACTTGTTAAACTATTTCCACCTGTTGTGTATCCAGATGCAGTTGAAGTTACTTCATAAGTGTTAGTTGGATTTGCTGTACCATCTGCGGGTGCAGTGTAAGCTGTTGTTGATTTATCTAAAGTTGCTGAGTCACTTGAATATAAAGATATTTTAAATGTATCTGAAGACGCTGTAAAATTATGCGTTCCAACTAAAATTTCTTGTTTAAAACTATTACATATTGCTGATTCTATTGTCATAAAATTTTATCTCCTGTTACTGAGGCGGTGACTCGATTGGTATTCTTATTGTTCCATCCGTGTAATCGTCTCGTCTTCTTCTTCCAACTTGCATTGCTGCAAACTTTTGTAGTTCAGTTTTATATCTATTTTCATATAGTGTCAACATGTCTGTTGGACCTTTTAAAAACATAAATGCTTCTACTAAACATGCATATAATAAGCCTTGTGGGAAGTAATTACTTACATAAGTTCCAGCTGTATTAGTCTCTAAACCAGCTGGTTGAGCGTTATAGTGAATGATATATTTATAGTTTTGATCTGGTGTAGGAGCTACAAATAAAGCTCCTGATGTAGCAGTATTAGTTCCTGTTGTAGCACCACCAAACATAGAATAATATTTAGGTAAACCTTTTACATTCTGTGCTGCTTGACCTCCAGAAGGTCCTGTAGCTTCACCTACATACTCAGTGATAAAAGTTTGATCTCGTCTTTCCAACCAAAAACCTTGTTCTGTAGTAGCTGTTGTTGAATTAAATACTTGTACACCTCTTACAAATAAAGCTTTTGTAGGAACTGTAATACTATTAAAATTTTGTGCAAATTGTGCTTCTGCT